GCCCAGCCGACGCCACCCGGTCTTCCCGACCTTGGCGCGTCCGCTTTGTCGCCCAACGTTGGCATGATGCTTGGTCAGTTGATTGCAAACAGCCTGAACCCGTTTCTCCTGAACGCGCTTAGGCCTGAAGATCCGGGGCCGCCGATGCCGCCGAGACAACCCCAGCCTCCGCAGCCAAGGCAGTTTTTGACCCCGACAAACTTTATGGGCGGGGGTCGCTAAATGGATCCTTTTTCACTTATGGCACTAGCTGCCGTTCTTGGCGTTGCCGGCCCCGCTATCGCAGCTGGGCTTCAGGAGCCGCCAAAGTACCCAACGTATCCAGAGCAGGAGCCCGTTGAGGCCCCTCGCCAGTGGGCGCGGCCCTCTCAGATGGCAACCGCGGCCGGGTTGGCGATGATGCAGCCCCAAGAGGATCGGCAAATGCTGCCCTACCCCGACCTGTCTCAGCCGCCGCCGATGCCCACGCCGCCAGAGCAGCGACAACCCTTGCTGTACCCGCAGCAACAAGGCGCTGGCATGGTTCAGCCAGAGCAGGTCTTTGGTTCGCTGTACCCGGGTATGGGCGCTTGACATGGCGTTTGATTTCATGCCCGCGGACGAAGAGCGCTCGGAGCGCAGGCCGCAGGGGTTGTTAGACCTTGCGTTTGACCCTGAGTTTTTGCGCAACCTCTCGGCAACCCAGATGCAGTACGGGATCACTTCAACCGCCAAGCCACCACAACCACCTGGAAGTTTTCGCCCGGACGTGGCACTCAACAGGCTAAAGCACACAGACATACTGCCGCCAGGTCTTCTTGCGGCGCTCACAAGAAGGGGAGAAGTGTAGATGCGGGGCCAGTCGCCAATACGGCAGCAGTATGCAAAAAAAGATCAACAGAAAAAGCAACACGTAGCGACCACCGACGAGCAAGACCTTCTCTCATATGTCGAGCAGCAGTTTGGTGCGTGTGAGTCGTACAAAAAAGGCCGCGTTGCAGACTCGTGGGTCCATCTGGCAATGTATATGGGCAAACAGTGGGTCAAGTGGAACGACACCGCGGGCCGGGTAGAAGAGATAGCCCGGGAAGACTGGCAGGTTCATCTTGTTTTGAACTACATCCGCCCAGTCATCCAGCAGCTGGTTGGAAAGACCACCGAAAACCGGCCCACCGTAATCGTGTTGCCTGCGACCGATGACTCTGACGATAGAGACAAAGCGCGCGCGTGTGAGAAGCTTATAAGCAGCCACTTGTGGCACAGGCTGCGCATGCAGCTGAAGATACAAGAGTTTTCGCGGCTCATCTTTCAGACAGGGCTCGGCGTGTTCAAGGTGTCTTGGGATCCAGAGGCCGGCGACGACTACGAGATGGAGCTGCCGTTGTCTGAAGAGCAGCAAAAGACGGTTGAGGGTTTTGAGCGGTATGACATCGACCCTGGCATTGAGCCAGAGATCCAGTCTGGCAAGACGGGTGCCCCGGTTGTCGATGTGCTCTCGGTGTTCGAGGTGGGATGGGATCCAGGCGCCACAAGCATGGACACCAGCCGGTGGGCCTATCACGTCAACGCGATGCACATAGACGACGTGCGTGAGCGATGGAAAAAGGGTAAACACGTCAACCCCAACACTGCTTTTGACAATGACATGTTGTCACTGCGCGTGCTTCGCTCTGCCACCCACCAGCGTGGCGACAAAAACACCCTCATGTCGGACCGTGTCAAGGTTATAGAGTACTTTGAGAAACCATCGCCCAGATACCCCAAAGGGCTATACGCGGTGGTTGCTGGCGGTGTTGTGCTGGAGTCCCAAAAAGAGCTGCCGCTGGGCGAGTTGCCTTTTGTTGTTGCGCGCCACCTGCCGGTACATGGTCGGGTGGACGGTGACGGCGCCATTCAAGACTTGATTGCACCGCAGGAAGAGGTTAACAAAAAGTGCAGCTCGCGGATTGAAAACGCCAACCAGATGCTCAACCAGAAGTGGTTGGTGGTCAAGGGTTCGCTGGTCAACGGTGAGATAACGGACCAGCCCGGTGAGATCATAGAGTATGACGCTCAGTATCCACCTCCGCGACCAATAGCGCCCCCGGCCATGCCGTCTGAGGTTGGCAGGCTTCAAGACGAGATGCTTGTCCACATGAGAAACATCTCAGGCGTGAACGAAGTCCAGCAGGGATCTGTTCCCGCCGGCATCAGCGGCCGCGCCATCGGCATGATGGCAGACGCACAAGCCACGGTGCTCGGGCCAACCGTTCGCGAGATAGAGGTGGCCCTTGAGGACGTATGCTCAAGACTGCTGCGCTACTGGCGAGACAACATGCCAATGCCCGTCACGATACGAGCGCTCGGCCAAGAGGCTGCGCCAGAGATCATGACCTTTTATGCGACCGACATCCGCTCTACAGATGTCGTCATTCGGCCCAACAGCCTGCTCCCAAAACAGCCCTCATACCGCAGAGAGCAGGTAATGATGGCGTTTACGCAGGGGATATTTGGCGATCCAAGCAGCCCTGAGTCGCAGATGAAAGTACGAAAGATGCTTGAATGGGGCGAGCTCGACGACCTGTTTGGCGACAACAGCAGGGACCGGATCTACGCACGAGAGATGCTGCGCCTTATCAGCGGTGGTGGCCAGGTTAACCCGGAACCATGGGAAGACCACGTTACAATTATCGATGAGTTTCACGACATGATGACGTCTGTGACGTACCGGTTGCTGGCGCAGCCTGTTCAGGACGAGGTCAAACGGAACTTCGCGTGGCACTACTACTACCAGTCACAGTTGCAGCAGGGCATCCCATGGTGGGAGATGCCGCAAAGCAACGGCTGGCCGCCCTCACAACAGCAACAGCAACAGCAGCAACCGTTTGCGCCAGAACCCGTGCCACCCGAGCAGGTGTTTGGGCCAGGGGAAGGAATGCCACCCGAAGGAATGCCGCCCGAGGGGGTGCCGCCCGAGCAGGGTCCCGGCATGGGCGACATACAAGCAATGCTCCAACAGATGACCGGCGGCGCCAGCGCCCCGTATGGCGGGCCACCCGAAATGAACGCCTCTGTTCATGGTCCCGGCGTACCGGCGGCAGAGCTTGGCGGGTTGTTCGGAGAATAAACCTGTGTTACGTTGGTTGTGCTAAACCCGTCCACGAGCCGGGAGCCATGCCCTTGTTTGTGGATTTTGCCCCAGTGCGCATCCCCTGTGAACGCGCTGGGGCTTTTTTCATACTTGCGAACATAAATAACAATGGTTTATGCTTTGTTCATCCTTCGAGTCGGCTAGCCCACGACACGGGCTGGGGGATTTATGACTACGACAACAGATAATGTTGCCATGGGCGAGACGGGTGTAGAGCCCGGCGCAGGTTCGCCACCTGTTGATGCTGGTGAAGGCGCAACAGCCACCGAGGGCGGCACCTCGGGCGACGGAGCTGGTGATGAGAAGTTTGTGCCGTATGCGAGGTTCAAAGAAGTTATTGATCAGCGCAATACGGACAGAGAAGAATTGTTACGTGTCAAAGCGGATCAAGATCAGCTCCTGACCTGGGTTCACCAAAAGGTGGTTCCGGCGATGGACAAATTGGAAAGCGGCGGCGGTAATGTGGCAGCTGAGGAAGAGTATGTCGATCCAATGGAGCGGCAGGTTCAGGCTCAGGCGGATGAGATAAAGCAGCTTCGCGCGGAGATCCAAAAGGACCGCCAGAGTTCCCACACCAAGGAATTCACCAAGCGAATTGAGGTACTGTGCGACAAACACAGCCTCGCATCGCCGGCGGAAATTGTGGACGCATACCTCAAAAACGGAAGGTCAAACTTCGACTTTGAGGCAGCGGCAAAGGTTTCGCACGAGAAGAACCTTCGCAAGATGGACGCCCACTATAAAAAACGGGGCGAAACAGCGAAGGCCAAGAAGTTGATGTCATCCACCCCAGCGTCACTTGCCGCCGAGAGTAAGCCGAAGACCATGAAAGATGCCCGCGAAATGGCACGAGCGTTCTTCCGAAATCAACAGTAACACCGCCGGAGGCACGAGCTTTCCGGTTAACCTGATTGGAGAACTTGTATGCCTACAACAACTGACGGCACTGGCAGTACCGGTGACTTTTCGGCGGCCCTAAAGGAATTTTACGGTCCCGGACTTATTGGATCCCTGAACAAGGATATCGCTTATTTTGACGCCTTGAGTGAGGCCGGAGCCGAGGTTGAACTTGGCGGCCGCGGTCTCATCTGGCCTGTGCACACCAAATGGTCTGGTGGTGTTGGTGCGATTGGCGAAAACGCCACGCTGCCTACCGCTGGAACGCAGACCCGTACCCGGGCCACTGCCAACGCCAAAGAGATTTACGGTCGCATCGAGCTGACCCGAAAGGTCATGGCGTCGAGCAAAACCAGCAAGATGGCGTTCGTTGACGCGCTTGATTCAGAGATGGACGCGCTTGAGTCCGAGCTGAAGAAGCAACTCAACCGACAGCTCCTGGGCAACAACGCGGTTGTCGGCTCAGGCGGAAGCGAGCCCAACACCGGTATTTTGACGAAGATCACAACGGGTGCCGGCTCCGGCACTGCTCACACGGTTGACACGACCCATCAGCTGCACAGCGGCATGAAGCTCCGTATTGGTGTTGCGGGTGATATTCCAACGCACGCCGGCTCTGTTGTCACCGCGGTGATTGATAGCGTTGACTCAAGGACGGGAATTACTCTTACGAGCTCAACCGCGACCGTGACCGGCGACTTGGTGACCGTTGGCGACGACGACTTTACCTCGTTCACGCACGAGTTGTTTGGGCTTGACCACCTTATTGAAGAAGACGACGACGACCTGTTTGGCATTGACGTAAGCGCAACCGGCTCCAGCTGGAAGGCACATGTTGATGACAACGGGGGCACCAACCGCTCGCTCAGTCACGAGCGCATGGATGCCATGTTTGACGGCGTGTATGAGCGCGGCGGGCAGCGACCTAACTTTGTCATTGGCCACAACAGCTTCGCACGCGAAGTCAAAAAGCTGATGGAAGGCGACGTGCGCTACGAGCCGCAGACCTATAAGGGCGGTTTCCAGCGCAACATGTTGGTCTGGAACTCAGGCACCCAGGACGTGGTCATTATGAGCGACCACATGTGTTTGCCGAACCGGGCCTACTTCCTCAACCTTGAGTTCATTAAGATGGCCTACTTGGACCGTTTTGATTGGCTGGACGAGGACGGTGCGGTGTTGAGCCGCATCAGCAACAAGGCTAACTTTGAGGCTGCTTATGGCGCCATGCTTGAGCAGATCGTTACCAAGCGAAACGCTCACGGCGTACTCAAAGATATCTCAGTAAACGAGGACACGCTGGTTACTCCTGCGTAGCCTCTGTCTCCTGATGCCCCGGGGCCATGACGGCTCCGGGGTGTCTTTCTTTACTAAGTATCCCCGGTCGCGGGGGGCAAACTGTGGAGTGGTTTACCAATGATTCAAGACAGAAACATGGGCTACAAGTACAAGATTGACACCGTTGAGGTTGCCAGTTTTTCATCAATGCACGAGACGACAAGCGGCGGCGCTATTACGCCTATCCACACCGACGATATTGAGTTTGAAATAATAAACTCTGTCGGGCAGGTTGGCCTGAAGATGGCTGCCGCTGAGATCGCCAGGACAGCAATGTACTCACCGACACACATTGACTGGGCCAATGATGTGTTCTTTAGGCTTTTGCATGCTAGCGCGTCAACTACCGACACTGACACAATCGAGTGGGTTGTTACCATTGACAAGGTAGACGCCAATGGCACTTTTTCAAACCCCGCAACGGGAGCGCTGAGCACAGTCGTTCCAGTGGACACCAACGTTGCCGCAGCGAACGCCATTCAGTTCACACAATGGGGAACGCTTGACGGCGGGACCCTTGCGCCCGATGAAAACGACTTCCTTAGCGTTGATATTGAGCTAGAGGCACTTGATCACGGAGAGGACACGTTTCTCATGGCCTTGCAGATAGCTTACCTGCCCAAGTTCACGGACGGCGCACAGAATAAGCTGACTGACATGCCAACGGACGCTTAGTTTGAACGGGCCGCGCTTCATTTCTAAGGATCGGTACGACCGGGCAAAGAGGATCCACTGGAAGAACCCCCACACTTCTCGTATCCAACAAATCGTTGGCGACGATAAACTGTACGTGGGTTTTGACGAGAAGATCAAAAAGTGGGTCATTGCCAGGCTCTGCAAGCGATACATCGTTGAACAGTGGGGCCGGCGTGAACTCACGTCAGAAGTGAACGTGCCTGTTATCTGGAAGACATGGGAAGAAGGGGTGAATGGCCGCGCATTGCCGGTCACTCATCCCGATCTCCCGAAATACATCATGAAGTGTGACCGCTGGCGCCGAGCCAAAGAGCTAGACCAGGGCTGGGCATACAACGACCAGAAGGCTGCGTGGGCACAGCAGGCAAGAAAGCGTGAAAGAAAGGACCTTGCCAAAGAAATCTGGAGCACCGGCACCTTCCAAAAAATGGCAGACGAGAAGGTGGGCACCGTGTCTGCGGCAGGGCCTGGGCGCGGGAGTTGGAGTTTTCTGGCTGATACCGGGAGGGCATAATGGCTTTTGCCGGGCTCAGTCGAGCTGACATCATACGGTTTGCAAAGGCCGATCTTGACGAAGAGGGCACCACCTTTTGGGACTCAACCACCCTCGAAGACTACGCCGACCGTGCTAACCGCATGGTGCACCGTGAGCTGCTCAAGGTGGCGCCGGGGTTATTCCTGAGCACGGTTCAATACAGCTGGGCGGCCAACAAGGTATCCGAGAGCATTGAGACAATTCTCAGTGATGAGCCAGCGCTCATGCTTGATATTGAGCACACACCCAGCTCCGGCAACATCAGCGAAAGCAATCTACCAAGCCTGCTTACGCCCATGCGGTTTATTGAGCGGCCCATGCGCTACAGAAGCCACTGGCGAAACACCTCGCTGATAAGCTCGTACTCGTGGGAGCTCCAGGGCAACACGTTGTTTATCGCCAAGGTGCCAAGCCAAACACTCAACCTTCACCTTCACTATGTTGCGCAGCTGGACGAGTTTACCTCAGGTTCCGGTGGCGACAGTTCGCTGGTGCTGGGAGGCGAGGCAGAGCCATACCATGACGCGGTGGCCGCATGCCTGGCCTATCTGATGAACATGAAGCAGGAGGGCGAAAACCCAGAAGTCATCAAGGCCTGGTATCAGTGGAAGCAAGATATTGCAGCCATGGCATCGAGGCGGCGCGTTGATGGGCCTAAACACATAACCATAACCCGGAATCGTTAAATGGCACAAAACCGGGTTGTTGACTATCCCGCTCCGGTGGGTGGTATTGAGTGGCGGGCGGGTCGCCAAAAGGAGAACCACGCCCAGGCGCTGGTGAACGCCGATCTCTCTCGCGGCATCCTGCAAGCGCGACGCGGGTTCAAGGGCATCTCCGCCACAAACATGACGCTCGCCAGGTTACATGTGTGCAGGCCATCAACAGACGACCGGCAAATCATAGCCATCGGCAGCAACGGCCCAACCGACAACGACGTGAAGTTCAAAGCGTTTGATGAGTGGGGCAACGTGTTGGGCGCTGCTCAAAACCTAACCACTGAGTTTGGTGAGCCAGAGCAAGAGATAGTGCTGTGCTCTTTTGTTGAGCAGATCATTGCCAGCAGCGGTGAAGAAAAACCCCACTTCTCAACCGTGATATCAACGCAGTACAACACCTATATCTACGAGCCGTGGAAGAACAAGACCAGGGTGCGCCTGGCCAACACCGCCAAAGTGGCCGACGGTGGCGACTCGTTTCGCCCGCAAGACCTTATCTATGGGTACAGCGTCACAAGGCCTCACGGGTACATTGCCACCGAGTTTGCCGGGCAGGTAATCTATGCGGGGCTGCGGGAGGGTGACCAGTTTTGGTTTTCAGCAGCCGCAGAGAGCGACCAAACCGCCCTCAAAGAAGCGGTCATCAACTCCAACCGCTACGCCGAAAGCTTTGGCGCTGACTTCTTTTGCTTTAGCGAGGTGAGCGACCCGATAGCGATACCCGAGTGGGGGTTTCAGGCGGTGGCCGAGTGCGAGAAGATAACGGGGTTGCGCTCCTTTCAGGAGAACCTTGTTATCTTTACCGACAGCGGCATTAGCGTCTTGACGGGCATATTGCTCCCCGGCGGGTTCAACATAATAAGGGTGGCCTCCGGCGTTGGCTGCGCGGCCCACAACTCAATCGTTGAGGCCAACGGCATACTGTATTTCATGGGCCATGATGGCGTTTATGCCTTTGGTGGTTTAGCCAACCCGCAGGCCATCAAGATATCTACGCCGATAGACGCGCTGTGGTCTGGCCGCCACGACGCCGGGTGGACCCCAGAGGCCGCCAACGCAACGCTCATTGAGGAGATGCACTGGCCATGGACCGTTGCCCACGATCAACTGAAATACTGTAACGTTGTGCACTACAAGGAGCTCAATCAAATTTGGTGGTCAGTGCCGGTGCAGTCGCGGGAACCCTACACGTTTCCAGTAACGCTGGTGTTTGACTACGCCAACAACGCCTGGAGCTTCCACGTGATGAACGAGCGCTCGGGCTCAAATGGCACCAAATTGAGCTGCATGTACGATGGCGTGTCGATTCGCGGCCGCGGCAATGAGCGCATTATCACCTCTCAGGCCCGCGGTGAGGTTCAGATGTACGGCTGGTACAGAGATGAGGCGTCGTCAACATACTCAAACGACGGCGCAGGCATCCCCATGGTCTGGGTGTCGGTGCCGTTGAGCGACGAAGGCTCAAACCAAGACCGCATGAAGGATCTACGCTTCCACATCTTGTCCACAGGCAAGAAACCCTCAACCAACCCGCCCAAGTGCTTTATCAGCGGTCAGGACTCCCACTACGACATGCAGCGCACAACCAGGGAAGAGAAGTCTGCTAGCCTGGACATGCACCCAGAGGAGACGTTGTCTGAGTTCTTTTTTGACGCGGCAAAGTTCAACGACAGCGACAGTTTCTTTACCGAACCTGATTGGTTTCTGTCTAAGCTTTCGGCCCGGGTCAAGTCAACCGCGTGGCGGGTGGGAATTGTGGATGACGCCGGCACGCAGGACCGGGCGCCAATGGTGAGCATGAAAGCGTTTAGTGCCGAGGTCAAGCGGATGGGCACTGAATGAAAACCCGTCCACTAAGAGCTCCAGCTGCGTGGGCCAGGCCAGGGCTTGATCCCAGGATCAGAAACCTGACCAATGCGCTCAACCTGCTGTCGAACAAGGTTATGGATCACGGCCTGGTTGCCACGCCAGACATGTCAATGGGCGATGTCATTGCGCACTGCGGGACGGTTGTGACCGGTGGTGATCTCAACGTCTTTTTCTCAGAAGGCACCTGGAGCTTCAAAGAGGGCTACACAATAAACCGGCCTAAGGTGTACTTTTGGGGGATCCCCGGCGCCACCGTGTTTGAGCGCCACATCGACAACACCGCGCCACTGCTAACCCTTGCCGGCAGAGAGGTGAGCATCTCTGGCATTCGGTTTGATGACACCGCAGAGGACACGGAAGCGACGGTAAAGATCACCGGCTCTCGCGCGGTTGTTTCCGGGTGCGTTTTTGAGGACTGCTTCCAGGCAATAGAGGCCAACGGCGGCACCGGCATACGAATACTTGACAACTATGTTATCTCATGCCGCGCAACGACGTGTGCCATCAACATAACAAACAACTCAACTGACGGCATCGTGATGGCAAACATCATTGAGCAGGCGGGGCTGTCGGCAGACATCTGCCTTGACGCTGGCTCTGCCAGGTGGGCCATTGTTGGCAACCAAACGTTCAACGGCAGCATTCGGTATACAGACACCGATGGCCACTCAGAGGCCGGGAGCCCCGGCGCCGCCGCCGAGGAGTTTGTTGAGACCGAGAGTGAAGTGGTGGCCAGAGAGGTATTTAGGTAGTGGCGGTTTACTCCAAGGAGTTCCTCACCGGAACGGGAAACGGGACTGGGCTTAAGGTCACAGCAACCGCAGCTGGATCGGCTGTTACGGTGCACACCGTGCCGTCCAGTGTAAAAGATGAGATCTGGCTCTATGCCACCAACGACGACGCATCAAGCAGCGTTACGCTGACCGTGTTGTTTGGCGGGACGGACGACCCTGACGACTACAGTTACCACACGGTCACCCCAAGGCGAGGGCTGCTGGCGGTGATCCCTGGGTTTATGTTGGGCGCTGGGCTTGTGATCAAGGCGTTTGCCTCAAGCGCCAATAAGGTTGTGTTACACGGCTTTGCGAATAGGATAACCTAATGGCAACCTTCAACTACACCAAAGCATCTTTCTCAAGCGGAGAAACCGTTGACGCTGCCGACTTCAACAACAACTTCAAGGACGTGCGCACGTTCCTGGTAACAACGGGTATCGACGGCGACAACCTGCAACAAGAACTCGCGGGGACAAAGCTGGAGTTTTTTGTTGAGTCGCTTCAAGACACAACAGAGCGGCTTCACTTCAAGGTTCCGGCAGGCGTAGCGCTCGAATGGAAAGAGATCCAACTTGGGTTTGAGTCCGGGTCTGGGACGCTGTCCCTCAACATTACCGACGACGGCTCAACAATCTTTACAGGCGGCGTGTTGACCAACAACACCGCGGGCACAGTAACAACAGACGCACACCTCATTACCAGCTCTGCCGCCGGCTCGCAGATTGCGCTGGGGATAAGCGAAACGGCGGACCAGCTGTGCAGTGATATAATGATAACGCTATGGGTTGGGTCTGAGGTGAGAAGCTAATGGCAACCTTCAACTACACACATCACTTTCTGAGCGGCGGCAGCATCTCGGCAGCTCAGGTTCAGCAAAACTTCAACGACGTGCGTAACTTCATTTTGACGACGAAGGTGGACACGTCAAACCTGCAAACCCCGTACACCAACGAGGCGATGGCGTTTAACTTCAACAGCATTACCTCTGGCGCCACAGAAACACGCCGCTTCAAGGTGCCGGCGGGAGTTACCATTGTCTGGACCGAGGCCCAGGTGTCGTTTGAGTCTGGCGCAGGCGCTACGGTTTCGCTGCAATTCACCGACGACGGCACCAACGTGCTGACGAGCGCGCTGACACAGGCCACCGCCGAAGCGACTAACCAGTCAACCGGGTTTGATGTATCTTCGAGCGAGGGTGGTTCAGTGATCGCAGTTGCAGTGTCTTCCAGTGGGGCGACGGCAACAAATGTTACAGCGGTGCTTTGGTACAAGACTTTATTGAGGACGTAAAATGGCACAGAAACCACGATATGGCGGCTCATTCATGGCGAAGAAGGCCACCAACCTAACGGACACATCAAAGCTTCCGAACAACATGCGTCAACCCATAAGCGCACCACCGCGCGGGGCTCAACCGCAGGCTGGTCTCGTTGAGCGCGCAGCCCAGGCAAGGGCAAAGTCGCCCGCCGCAGGAGCACCACCCATCCCATCAACCGGACTGCCAGCGAGGGCGGGCGGCGGGATGCCTGATATCCCCCAGGAGATCAAGGATAAATTTACAGCCTTCACGCCTACCGGCACACCATCGGCACCAGCTGCACCGACAGGCGCACCCGTGGGGGCGGTCCCGGCGGGTGCCACCGCCGGCGTGCCAGCCGGGGCGCCACCGCCAAGCGAGCGCGTTATAGAGGGCGCCGTTGGCGGGCCACCGCCAACCTATGGCGGCAAGGTTATCGACCTGGAGGGCGTGGACCTTGAGCAGCTCAAAAAGGCGTGGAGTGGGTTCGCCCCCACCGCCCCGGCGCCGCAGTGGGAGCAGGACGACGCGGCGCGAGAGGCGCTTATGGCGCTACAGGCCATCAAGGAGAAGGGTCCAGAAGGCTATCAGTGGACCGAGGAAGAGGCGGCGGCCCAGTGGTTGGAGTCGCAGCAGCAGTCCCAGTGGATGAAGCTTGAGCAGGCCAAGCTCGGCGGCAAACAGAAGTCGGCAAGAGGCAAGCCATACATGGTGAGCCAAACAATGATCGATATTGAAACGATCAGATCGTACAACGACAAGGTTCTCAAGGACAAGATCTCGGCCAACGACCAGTACCTCAAAGAGTTGCAAACGTGGATGAGTTTCTACGGCAACACCGTCAGCGAAGAAAACCGCCAGAAGATTTACGAGGACATGGCCAAGCGACAGGATGAACAGTGGGCGCTACAGAAAGAGGGCGAGGCGTGGATGCACTATGCCAACTGGCTAACGGGTGAAGAGGCCACCCGCAGCGAGTCGGGTGTGATTGGTTGGATCTTTGAACAATGGGGCAAGGGTGCGCCCTGGTGGTGGATACAAGAGAACCTCTCAACCGCCGGATCTGGCGACAACAAGTACGGCGTCTTGGTGGACCCGGACGCCGAGTGGGAGGGCGGCGGCGAGGGCGAGGGCGGGAAAGGCTCTTACGAGGACTACCAGTCTGACCTTTATAATTGGCTAGAGACGGGAGAAGGCGAGAAGCCTGATCCGAAAGACTATGGCCACAGCGGCGCCAGCACCCTTGGCCCCGGTGGCCAAAAACCAGCAGGGAAGAAAACGGCCGGCAACAAGATGAAAGACATGTTCCTCGGGGAGGATGACGAAGCGCTTGACGACGAGGGGGCTTACACCGGCGCTCCCGGCGCCACGTTTGACGAGGCGTGGGACAGCCTAACTCAATCTGAAAAGGACAAAGAGGTAAACGACGCCGCCGAGGAGATGGCCAAAGGCCTACTCAGCGACCCAGACTTCATGTGGGACAAAGAGCACATGCTAGGCGGCAACATGAATGAGCGGATCTCGTACTACCTGGCCCAAAAATGGGGCCTGCCGGTGGGCAAGGGGGGTGGAACCGAGTACAACACCGCTCTCCACTGGATGATGCTCGACCCAAAGGGCGCAGAGCAGTACAACGCAGTGTGGCAGGCAATCAAGGAGAAGATGGACGCCCACCTGGACGATCCAGAGTTCAAGGCGAAACACGGAGGCTATGACTACTAATGGCGGTTGTACCAGGAATAGCGAG